CCTTAACGTCTGCAAGCCGCTTCTCTTGTGCTGCGATTGCTTCAGCGGCAAGCTGTGCTACCCTCGCTGTATCTTTATAGCTCTTCTGGCTCTCCTGTGACGACTGACGGGCCGATCTGCTTACCGCTTGCCCTGTCTGCTGCGCAGCCTCACGGATACGCTGGAACCCCTGTAGTACGCCCTTGTCGTTGACTGATATATCCGAAAACAGCGTCCCCATCGCACGCTTGACTTGGTCAAGTTGCGCTCGGAACGCTGCTTGGTTGACGGCGAACTGAATCCCGACACGAACGTTTGATGCCATTGTACGGTAGGGCTATCGGGGTTGGTAAGGCTCTCTAAGCGTCATCGGATCTTCATCCGTTCTTCAAGCTCTCGGTATCGGTCATATGCCTTGCGCTCTGCACCTCGCAAGCACACGAAGAGCGCAAGCACATCATACGGGACATCCAGACCTTTCGCGAACTCGGTCAGCGTCGCACCCTCTTGGCGGCTGGGTGTAATCGCCAGCAACAGGTCGAGATAACCGCGAAACTCGGGTGGGATGAACAGGCTATACTCCACCCCGTCACCATCTTCGCTACTCTCTACTTCAGTCGCTTCCGGGTCGAGGAGGCTTTTGTCCGTCTCGTCACCGGAGTACTCTCGGAACGATCTGCTGATTGCTGCTGCGCGAGAGTACTGAGCATCTCGCTCTCTATGAAAAAAGAGTTGATAGCTGTCACCTCCTCTGGGGATGCTATCTCCAAACCGTCTGCCACACTCGGAGAGCCGTCACATGGGGTGAGTAGCGCACTGCAACTCGTCTCCAGATCAACCATCGTGCTACGTCCCATCTCTTCCATCTCAGCCATCCATTGCGCAAGCCGAGTGATAGTCGCTGGTGATCCCTTGACACTTGGGTTATAGTCAGGGTTCGGCACGGCAGTGCTGTGACGCTCCCCAGGGTTGTGCTTGCGAAAGAGCTTGATAAGCTCCTCTTGGATGCGTGCAAAGACTCCCACGCCGACCCTCTCGGGAGCGGTGTAGGGATAACCGCCGAGAGTAAAGACTCGGCGGAACGGAGGTGCGGTTGTGTCCATGTAACGGTGTCTCGTTTGGCTTAAAAAGGAGGGGCCGTTACCTGTACTGGCCCCTCCTGTGTTCTATCATGCGTACCCGATCAGTGCTGCGGTCAAGGCGTTTGCAGCCCACGTCAGCGAATCAGGTGATGCGTCGTCAATGTTGTAGGGAATGTTCCCACGGAGCGAGAGCTTCTGAAACGTCTTGTCGTCACCAAAGGTTGGCGTTGCCGACAGCGATAAAGCCCCCGTGGAGAAGGTGAACGTCTCGTCGCATCGCGTTGTGATGACGATGGTCTTGTCTTCACGTGATGCTTCTAACGCAGCTTGTAGCTCTGTTGCGAACGTCTGCAACGCGGTCACCTCAATCTCCACATCCATGAAGCAGGTGAGTGGACGGTTCTGATGGTCGCGATCACGTGAGGTGAACTTCAGCGTCATCTTCGGCTCCTTGAAGATACCGATGCCGTAGGAAGTCCCTCCGACCGTGATCTTGTGGATGCCGCTACGCTTGTAGCCCGCGCGGTCATACGTCATGGCAGTGAGGCCAAGCGAGGTTCCGCTTGCTCCGCCCGTGTGCGCTGCCGTGCTGTTGGTCAGTATCCACTCATACTCCGTATCCGATAAAAGCCCTTCCCATGTGGCTTTGAGGTTGCGGTCTTTGTCGTCAATGGAAAGCACCATCTCCATCCCAACAAGCGACGATCCTGTTGGCGTGGTGAACGTTGCCGAGGCCTCGGTGTTGTCAACAACGTTGACGTACATCCCGTTCTGCAATCGGAACCGAAGCTGGTGATGGACGCGGCTCAGCGAGTAGAAGTTCTTGAGGTAGGCCATACTGGTTTGGTACAGCTCGGCCTCGAGCTTGAAGTCCACTCCATCGAGTATGTCGCGCCCTGCCATGTCCTGCACAACTCGAGGGGTGAAGGACACAACCGCGTTCTTGCGTAGCCCGAGTTTTCCGGCTTCTGTTGGTGCGTTGAACGGGAAGCCCTTGTTCGCGTAGTAGATCGGGTTCTCTCGCGGCACGGTGTAGTGCTGCGGGTTGTTCCCTCCAAAGTTCGTTGGCATAGAATAATCTCCTTTCGATGTTGGGTTGCTATGCTGGGTTACTCAATATCCTTGTTCTGACTGTAGATTCTAAGGCCGATCCTGACCACGTACCACGGCGGGAGTATCTGGTCGTAGCCCGTCACTTTCCGCAGTGCTTGGGTCTGCACCACCTCCACCACTTGCGAGGGAAAGTTCCAGGTCTGACACCCACCGTCATCCCACTGCGTGTCGCTACGTATCGCTCCCGGCATGAGGCCATCCTGCCCCGTGGCTCCACTGATCGGCTCTTGGAGCTTTGATAGTATCGTCCGCACAAAGTTCTCGATCTGTTCCTCACAGGTTCCGTCTTCGTTGAAGTCGTAGAAGTACAGTAGCAGATCAACGTCTTGGAAGATGTCAGTCACCACAAACTGCTCGTTCTCTGCGATACGTTCGGAGCGGTCGCGCCACACGCGGCACATCGGAACCTCAGTGCGCTGCGGTGAGCCTTGAGGAATGGCGAGTCCTGCACGCACAGAGCGAAACAGCCTTTTGCCGTCCTCATCTTCAGCAAGGGTGATCTGTGCCATCAGTGCCCGCACCGCAACGTTCAGCGGCGAATCAGGAAGCGATAGGTTTGCGAAGTCTGCATAGTTCGGCACTACTCATCACCCTCCCTATCTCCACCTAACGCGGTGGCGAGAGACTCCTTCACTTGCTCAGTAGATAGGCTCGCAGGAAACTCGTCTTGGTTCGGTGCCAACCGCCACAAACTCACGTTCTGGTTCAGCCACCGAACCAGGATCAACCCTGCACGGCGCATTGCTCTCGTTATCCCTTGTACGGTGTAGATCGTCACGTGACCGATGCCAGTATCTACATACTCCCAGTCCATCAGGTCGCTTACGCTCTGATTGTCTCGGTAGGATGACTCTACCATCAGGATGCTACACTCACTCATCAACGCAGCGATAGCCGTTAGAGAGCTATCCGGTCGCGAGAGATGTTCAACAACCTCAACCATCAGAACCCCGTCAAACACCCCCGTTGGTAGTGCCGCAAACGCAGGGTTGTTGGGGTCATATCCTTCGGCCTCTATCCCTTGCTTACGGGCGTAGTCCACAAACTGACCGCTACCACATCCGTAGTCGAGTAGTCGTAGGGATGCACCGCCTCGCAGTGCCTCTGTGAAACGCAGGAGCCTTGTGCTGTGTGCGCCTGGGATGTTGCGTTCTTCTGCGCCGCTCCCACCTACAACCTGTGGTGGCGTGGCATCGGTGAAGATACTGTAGCACTCCTCACACTCATGCCATGTCACCCCACCCTTGACTAACGCCTTTGAGATATGCGCACTGTCGCACGCTGGACACCGTAGCTGTATCTGCTTCTTTGTCATGACTATGCTGAACGGTCTAACGCCCTTGTTATCTGGTGCTCGATTGCCTCGACCGTATCCCCACCAACACCCATGAACCCGTACCGCTCATGTAGCCCCTCGGCTTGTAGTTGATGCTCGCTTCCAAACGTCACCGTATCCCCAACCCGCTCCAGTGATCGCATCATGGCATCGGTGAAATGGAGATCAACGTGGTCGGTCTGTAGTCCGGCCTTCTCCCGCTTCTGCTTGTGCCGACTGATGTATCCGCCGAAGTAACTCCCATCGGGGCCAACACCCCTTCGGGACTTGCCATCTATCGCACTGATGGTCTCTGATGCTGCGATGTCCAGAGCCTCGCGATCGGCAAACGCGGCGATGCGCCGCAACACGACCTCGAGTTCCTGCGTGTCTGCGTGTGCCGTGATTAGGCTATCCACGACGTTGCCCTCCGTAATCGTGTGCGCTCATACTCGCTCACCGTACCGTTGCCGCTAACATCTATCTGCAACCGCGTCACATCCTCTTGGAGCCATTCATCGTAGTAACACTTCCATCGCTTCGCCAGTGATCCAACCATCTCCATGTTGCGGTCAAACGCTGCGTTGTCTCGCATCGCTCCATCTTCCAGACAGAGCCATATCGTAGCCGCTACCGATGCACGCTTCAGCACGCTGGCGTTGGTGATCTTGTCCACCAAGTCCTCTGCTACAAACGCCGTCCATGCTGGCGATGCCGTTGTGCCGCTATTGACGTAGAGCTGCCCGTTGTGGTAATCCACCAAGTACGCACCGTTTGGAGCTGCCCCCGCGAACGTCCCACTTACCCCGTCGGTTGGTGTGCCGCTGTTGTAGTAGGTGCGGGGCGGCATCCCCTGTTGGGAGAGGGTGTCAAAAAAGAATGGTACAGCAATCACCGATGCTGAAGACTGAACCGTACCCGCCCCCGATTGCTCGCTGAATCGCGCTGCTCGTATCCGGTCGTCATCCTGCTTGCTGGTGGCTTGCTCTATCCATCGCCCCACGGTATCGGCATAGACCTTCGTGAACAACTCTTGCAGCCGAGGCTTGATGAAGTCGCTTTTCACCAACGCGATCTTCCGCTCGATGAACAGCTTCTCCCCCCCTGCTTTAATCAGAGGGATACCCCAATCAGTGACGTACTTCTCAACGTCCGACAGGGTGCAGAGTGTCGTATCGTTCCACGTTGGCATCGCCTATCAACTCACTTGTTCTTCGATGTTTTTACGGCCTTCGTTGCAGGTGGCGCAGCAATAGCTTTGCCTTCGGCTCCCACCCCATCAGATTCTTCATAGACACCGCACGCAACCGCTTTCTCCAGTGATATGCGTTGCCCCTTGCTAAAGAGCAACATATGCACATCGGGGTGTGCCTCTGGGACAATCACCCCTTGTGCGGTCACGTAGATATGCTCTTTGACTGTGTACCAATCTTGTGTCATCGCAGACTCCTTCGTGATGGTTATCGGCATCGCTCTACACGTAGTAGTCCACGATCACAGCGTTGCCGTTCAGAGTGCTATTGAGCGTCACGGTGTTACTCGCGATCACGCTGCTACTAACGGCAACCGTTGGGTCTGTTCCCTCCTTTGTCCCGTTCAGGTATGCAGTAAGGATCGTGTTACGGCTTAGCCGTCGTGACAGCCCGAGCTTCGCGCCAGTCCCGATAGCTACGGTATCCCCCGACCCGTTGGTCTTTGCGGGGAAGTTGATGCTGGTCACGGTCTTGAACGCCTTGCTCCCAACGACCGTAGCTGTCCCGTTTAGTGCGATGGTTTCGGTGAGCGTTACGCCCTCGTAGTCTGTCCCAGTGATGACAACGTTTCCGGCGATCCCGCCGGCGTTGCCAGTGATGGTGAGGTTGCGCGGCACATCAGGGTTGGTGATGCTGGTGGTCACGTCTGCGGCTGTGGCTCCGAGCGTGTATGCAGCACGAACGGCTGCGGTAGCACCCACTGCTGGTGATCCAACGGCCTCTGAAAAAAGGCTGGCATGGGCCCCAGCGATTGGGCTTGAGTTCTCAATGATATTCCCAGGTGTCATAGCTCTTATCGGTTAGGGTTTGTAGTAGTGGCTGGGGTGTGGCCACCCCAGCCGTTACGTCATTGCTCACAGCCCTGTGATCTTGCAGAACGCAGCGGGGCGACGGATCACCAACGCAACCCGTGTCACAGCGCGAACAGCTTTCTGACCTTTGGTGAAGTCATCGTTGATCCACCCCACTTCCACCTTCACGCCTTGCCGATACGCAAATCGCGAGTAGAGAGCGAAGTCACCTACCAACGCAGTGCCTGCACCGATCGCGCTGGTTTGGACTACGTTCACACCCCAGATGGTGCGGTTGACATTCGGGGATGCAGGGTCGCCGTAGATAAACCGGCCCTCAGCATCTTTCACGATGATGATGTTCTGCCAGTCTGTCGGATTGAGAACGATCGCCGATGCCTCAGCCGACCCCGATGCAGAGCTACCGCCAGTGCTGACTTTCGTGAACGCCTTCATAATCGCAGTGAACACATCGTCCGCCCCTTTGGCCTGTGTGAGAACCCCAGACTTGTTCAGGATGCCAACCAAGTTTGGCGTGTTGCCGTCCCCGTTGAGTGCTTGATACTCGACGTTCAGTCGCACCATGAGGTCGAGGTTGTTGTTGAGTAGGGCAGCTACCTCGCCAACATCTTCCAGCTGGCGGTCGGTGACTGGTATCCACGTCCCAACGTCTTCGATCGGCACGGTGCGCTCTGTGTAGGCCAACGCCGATTCAGCAAGAGCAGCGCCTTCGGCACGGCTTGCGGCGGCGTTGGTGAACGTCGTCTCTTCGATGTATTTGATGGCGTTCTGATCGGTCGTGCTGCCGGGGATGATGTCGGTCAGTACGATACGACGATTGGCATACGGGACAACATCGCCGGTACGCTGCGAAAACGGCGGGAACCCTGCCGATGTAGTCATCAACGTCTTGGTGTCATACCCGTCAACATCAACGGACTGTCCTACGCCAAACCGCTTCAGCCCTTTCGCTTGCATGGTCTCCGCGAACGCATCCCCAAGCAGTTTCACCTGTGATGGCTGCGCCTCTCTGAGTGGCGTTGCGAGGCGACTCACTTCTTGGGTCATGCTGCTGTGATACGCGCTCAGAGCGTCGTAGTTGCTGGCTGCCTTGCGTGCGCCGTCGTACTGCGTGCGCAGGTCGCTAAGCTCCAACTCAAAGGCTTTGATCTTGTCGGTGTCGATACTGGCCTTGAAGATCGGCAGCCCGTTCTCGTCTTTCGTTCCCGTGTCGTGATCCTTGTAGTAGGCAAGGGTCTCTTCGGTCTTTACTGCGAGCTTCTTGCCAAGCTCTGCAACGTTCAGGGTGGTCTCAGACATCTCTCTACACTCCTCGTTGTTGGTCTTTTTGTGGTTATCTATCTTGGCTCTGTAGGGTCATGCTGTTGAGCATCTTGTTGTACCCTTGCCGTGCTTTTATCTGTACGTCGTCGGTAGCATACTCCTTCGGATCGCTCTCAACCTCTTTGCTCTCAACCTCTTTGCTCTCAACCTCTTTGCTCTCCTCTTCATCCCCCAGCATCGCTGTCAACCTGGCCACTATCTCTTGCGCGTAAGCGATGGCAGTCTTGATCGTGCTCTTGTTGCTGGCACTGAACGTGGCCCCGGCTTTGATCTCGACATCCGCTCCCCGTGCCACTGTATCCCCCAAGTCCTTCGCGCTCACCAACTGCGTAGCGGGGTTGCAGCCGATGAGTACTGGCGACCACTCGTAGAGCTTCATCTCCAGAAGGTCAACGCAACCCATCTCTTTGTTGACCACTTGCTTTGTGACCGAGTAGCCGATCGAGAACTCGTCAACAACCCCGAACTCGACATCCGAAAAGGCATCTCTCCCGCGCTGCGTGCCGAGGTTGAACTGCCCTTTGATGTACAGCCCGCCAAGCAGTCTGATCTCGTCAGGGAGTAGCGGGTCTCCTGGCAGTAGCTCACGCGCCTCGATGGTCTTTGCGATAGGCTGATCCCATTGGTGCATCCAAACCCCCTTCGGTGGCTTCTGGATAAGCGACTGCGTAAAGGCTCCAGGGAGGATGCGCTCACCTGCGGAATCCACATTGCCGAAGACACTCACAACGGCCTCTATGATCCCTTGTGGTTGATCTACAACCTTGACGCTGTACCCCTGAAAAGACTTGCGCTCTGGCGGCTGGTTCTGAATCTGCATTTAGTGTCTCCCGTTGGGTGATGGTTTCTGCGGAAGGACGAACGGGCTGGAAGCGATGGAGCCATCCGGCGTGACAACGGCGATAGGCGTATCAACCCCCTTTGCCCCTGCTTCGGCTTCGCCCCCTGCGACCTTTGGATAGTCGTACACGAACCCAGAGTCCTCCTCTTCTGCGGTCAGTCCAAGCCTCGTACGTGCTTCACTCTTGCGGATAATCCCAACCCTATACTCGTTTACTGTCCTCTTAGACAACTCATCTGCGTTCGCTTGTAGTGCTACGATCTTGGATAAGTCCGGCACTATCCTTGCACCCTTCGGATGCTTCGCTGGAATCAGCCCTTGCGATAGAGTATCGGCGATGAGTAGCCACAACGGAACCAGCACGCTCTGCACCCACTGCTGGCGGGCTTGCGCGTAGTTGCTGTAGGTAGCAGTATCCAGTCCTGCGCTCAGTCCCGCGACGATCGGGGGGATAGCGAAGCCCGCAGCGATACGGGTCTCTGGCACTTTTGAGAGTGCGTCAAGAGCAAGCTCTTGGAAGTCCAACCCGATACGCTGCACTGTCATGCCACCGCGCAGTACAGCTACTGAACCACGACCATCGCCGCCGAACCCTTGCCGCGCTGCTGCCTTGAACTGCCGTAGGTCGTCGTCATGTACATCGGCTCCAGCGGGGAAGCTGAAGACTGTCTGTGGGACTGCATCGTTCTTCAATAGAGCGTACTGATACCGTATCGCCTCGTTGATGGTGTCTATCTCGCGAGACAACGCAAGAATCGGGGCGAGGCCTTCCCACGGGGCTGCGGGGTTGACCGATGGCCACTTACAGTGTATGATGTCGTCAGGGCTTATCTGCCTGCCAACCTCAGCACCAATCGTGTAGATGAAATGATCTATCCACTGCGTGGGTGACGGGACTGGCTTGATGTTGTCTATGTGATAGGGGTACAGCGACACAACGCGCCCGTAGCTGTCCCGCACCTTGTGTAGATAGGCGTTGCCGCCTATCAGTAGGTAGATCACCAGCTGCTGCGCAAACTGCCGATAGTGCATATCGGGGTTTGGAGAGTCCAGCAACGATTGCACGGGGTCATCAGGCAGCGGGTTGCCATCGCGATCTACCACGTTCATCCGCGCCTCTGGGAAGGCAAAGGCATAGCTCGTGATGCACGCAAAGACTGCTGCGTTTGCTTGATACCCCTCACGCATCAGGCGATCAAAGATCGGGGCGATCCAGTTGACCTTTGCCCATGACGGGATAACCGGAAGCTCTATCCCCTTCAGAGCTATCCGCGCTGCCATCTTGCGTATGTACCGAGATAGAGTCATCTTTCGTTTGTCTTACAAGAAGCTGATCCCGTACTCTGTGCGCCTTGCTACGATCTGGGCAAACGCCCCGCTCGTCGCATCCACCTGGTCGTCGTGTCCCCCGTTGGGGAAAGCCGTCATCTCGTCCCGATAACCGTCCGTCCAGGGTGCATCTATCACTCGAACATTGCCCGCTGCGCACTGATCTGCGAAAGGGTCTGCACGGGTCTCTTTGTCGCCTCTCGGAGCCACCACCTCTACACGGTGGCCTGCCAGCTTTTTTACTATCGCATCGGTCACCTCAACAGCCAAGCCAACACCCCGCTCGATGTAGGTCTTGATCCTGTCACCATACCGCTCTCTGTCGCGGGATGCCGTCGCAAGGATATGCTCGTTTCGCTCGTTTGGCGACCACTGTCCATGCTGCACATCTACCACCCAGAACAGCCCGTCATCGCTGCGCGTCATCAGCACGCCTGCGGAGTAGTCAGCGCTTGCGCTCTTGCTCCCGCCCAAGTCCCAGAACCTCACCCAGCGATTCGTTCCAGATGGTGCTACTGACACTACTGGCAAACCCTCGTACTTGAAGAGATTTCCCTCGCGCATCTTCGGGTCTTGCTGATACACCGCCTGGAAGAGGAACGGGTTGAGCCGCTTGCGGTCTTCCAGTGTCTGGCGGCTGAACCGCTCCGGCCAGAGTGCATCACCGATCTGGCGTGGTGGGTGCTTCGCGTTTGGCTGTATCTGCCTCAGTAGCCGATGCTCTTCGTCGGGGTCTTCGCAGATGGCGGGAATCTTGACGACCTCCCACTCGCTTGCTTCTCGCTTTAACAGTCTGCCAGCAAGATCGTCAGCGTGCCAGCGAGTCATGATGATGAGCTTGCGCGTGCTGTCATGGGTGCGAGTGAGGAAGTCCGAGAAGTACCAGTTCCACACCATCTCCCGCACCGCCTTCGAGACTGCCTCGACATAGCCCTTAATCGGGTCATCAATCAGGCCGACATCGCTTGCCTTGCCAGTGATCCCGCCACCTACGCCAGCACACACATATCGGCCCCGCCGCCCAACAACCTCGAACTCGTCGTTGTTCCGTAGCCAAGAGCCAGACACCGTTCGGATGTTGCGTCCATTAAGCATCGTATCGGGGAACAGCCTGCGATACTCGGGGCTATCAATCGTCCGCTGTATCTCTCGGTTCATCCCTTGTATAAGGTCTGCTGCGTAGCTGGAGTGGACGACCTTTAGATCGGGGTTGTGGCCGAACATATAGGCGGGGAACCGCCTGCTTATTAGCTCTGACTTGCCGTGCTGCGGTGGGATGAAGACCATGAGGTTTTTCATCTCACCACGTCGCAACCGATCCAGCGTATGACAAAGAACTTCGTGGAACCACGCGGGGCGATACTCAGGGTTGACATAACGAACAAACGCCAGCATCCCCGTTCGCGCTTGTCTCCGCGTAACAAGCTCCATGGCTGCCGCTTTCTTGGTGACCTGCGGCGCGGCCTCTCTCAATAGCATAAAACGCCTGAATCACATCTTCAACCTTGATACTCGTCATGCACTCCGTTGGCTGCGATAGACTGCACGTGTTGCCTCGTCCAAAGCCTCGCGCCACATGGAAGTTGCATGGAAGTTGGCAGCTACTTGGCTTGCCACGGACTATCTGGAGAAGCCTTGCACTGCACTGCTGTCGCCTTATCCCCTCGATCACAACGCTTGCGCCTGTCGGCCCCATAAGTGCGACAGTTGGTCGGCCAAGAGCAACAGATAGCGCAAGCACCCCAGTATCTACCGACACCACAACGCTCGCGTTGCGTACCATCTCGATCAAGCCCCATACATCTTCCGCTACTTCAGATCCTTCGTCGGCCTTGCCAACACTGCGAACCCGCTTGTACCCGAAGCTGCTGCCAGCCTGACGAAGTGCGCTCAACAACTCGTACCTGTGCGGGTAGTCTCGCCGTTCGTTTGATGCTGTCAGCGCAACCAACACGTAAGCCCAGTGACCATAGCTTGGCGCACTTGGCAGACACAACGCTTTGCGATAGTCAAAGAGCGATCTCACGTCAAGAGCTACTCCGATAGCATCCGCAAACTGCGTCACACGATCCTTTGGCGATGCTCCACTTGTCTCCTCATCATGGTACAAGCACCACTGCGACAAAGCGAACACCTCACCGAACTCTTGGCGCGATTGCGCCACCATTCCGAACTGCTCGCCCCCATACGTCCGCACGTCCAGACCTATCGCTTGCCAGTATCGCGATCGCCACATTGGCACACGGAACGGGGCTGTGTAGATCGTGACCTTATAGCCATCCGCGATCTTCTGCGCGATCCCCGGCATACTGGCAACGTCATCACCGATGCCGTTCTCCCACATCAATAACGCGACCTTCTTGGGGTCTCCTACGCCTTGTGTGACGTGTCGCACGTGATGCCGCATTAACCCCTGTCCTCCGATGCTGCGATCGCCATCAACTCAGCATCACTAAGGTCTTGTACTGTCTGGTGCTGCACGGGGCCGCCGTTCGCCCCCGTCACCTCTAACCTCTGTAACCGACGGAACGCCGGGTGGTGCGCTTCCAGCAGCCTCTCCATAAGCCGATCACTGTACTCTCTGACAGACCCCACCTGCGCCCCGCCCTGAAACACTGGGCGGTCAACACCCTCGACAGCGCGTCGCCACGCTTCCTCCATCAGCGCGTCCGAAGCCTCGGAGATAGCCTGATCCCAACGGTCAGAGAAAGGCCCGTTCTCCGATCTACGCTTGTACGCCGTGGCTCTCTCTATCCCCGCTGCGGCGCACGCTTCGGTGACGTTCGCCCTTTTGGAGAGTATCCCCAAGAACGTCGCCTCCCAAACTCGAGGCCGGCGTAACGGCTCCCGCGCCTGTGTAGCGTCAACCTCTGTCAACTTGCGGCGTGGCATCATTCCCCCGTGACCATCAGTGCAGAGAGCTTGAAAACCTCTTGCATCACTTCTTCTCACTCCCTGTCGTTGCGTCCTTCGCGAACAGCCCGACCACAAAAAGCGCGACAGAGATGATCCCCGTCTGCACTTCCGGTGGTATCTCTACGATCCCAAGCGCCTGTATCACCGTGGCCAAACCAGCGATTATCGCTCCAGTCGTCGTCTTCCAGTTACCCATATTGAACCCTCTGATTGTCTGTAATAGGTCAATGATCTTTAACGCTGCCTGTATCTCGTCCCATAGGGATAGCTTCACCTCCCAATCACCGACAGGGTCACTCTTTATCTCGGTGAGTGACGGAAACGCTGGGGGTTGGGCTGGCGGGATCTGAATCGCTTCCGGCGGCCTAAGTGCAGCCTCTTCGATTGGAGTCCAGTATCTCTCGGGGTCGTGATTCATGTCAGTTCAGGTTGACTGCGTACAGCGCACCACTCTTGCCGATCCCTCCCCAGAGGTTGAGGTGGAGCAACCGTAGTCGCAACTCCGCACCTACCTCTACAGCGGATATGACGACGCTGAAAACGAACACGCCCCCAGTAGGAGATGATAAGCGATCAATCGCTTTGAGGGCATCTTCTCCCATACCGTACACCGCTTGCTCGACGATAGCCGCATAGAGCGATGTCACCATCAGCGACCCCAACCGAAGAGTACCGAGCAGATCACGATAGCATAGAACAGGAGCATCGCGATAACCGCCAGAAGGTTGATGAATCGCTCGGTGGTCATCACCACTCCCGCTTTGGCCCTGTGTCCAGATGGGTGAAGTTGGGGTAGCTCCCAAGTCCGCCCCTGTGTGGGCCGAAGATGCGCCCAGCACGGATGTCGGCCTGCACCTTCTGTGGGGCCAACCCATTCACAACGAAGTCAGCCGCTGTGCCTTTACAGTGCTGCGAGTGCTTCGCCCCGTTGATCCGTCGGTTATACTCCGGTGTCCGGTAGCCGCTATTGATCGTGACGGGCGCGTTGTAGTACTCCCTGACCTTATCCAGAAGCTCTACCGTCTCGGTAGAGATCAGAATCAGATCAGAGCCATCGCGGCACGCGAACTCCTTCACCTTGAAGTGCTTACCGATATGCTTATCGCCATCGGCAGCAAGAGAAAACGTCTGGACTGGCATTGCTGCCTCCGATATAGACTGTGTGTGGTGGCGAAACGATGGGGGCAAAAGAAAAGAGGATGGCGATCCGATGATGCCTTTTGCACCCCATCGAATCGCCTACACAATCATAACGTCTCGCAGTGGAGTAGTCAAGCCTTTTTTTCCTCTACCTCAATAAGCTGTGATAGATGCCTCTCCGCCGAGGTGCGATAGAGATGCCAGCCGCCACGGACACACTGCCAGACGGGTTCTTGGCGTGTGTCCCAACGGGCGATCTGATAGCCTAAAACCTCGGCGTTCACCCCCCATATCATAGCGCATAGGATATGGGATTGACTAACCGCAAGTATCAACCCACGCCCCTCCGATAGGGCGATCTTTGCACCGACAACACAGTCCGAAGGGATGGGTACGCTAGGAGCTTTGATCGAGCGATGACGCATTGTCAGAGATGGATGAGGGTGAGTGACTTGTCGTTGACCCTGATGCGTTGGTAGGTAGCCTATGCAAAAGACAGTCTCGATTCCGCAGTACTCCTTTCTTTCGCTATCCGTTTTGATGCGGTGTCAAAGTAGTTTGCGTCTATCTCGATGCCGATAAAGTCCCGCCCACACCGAACAGCTGCAACACCCGTAGTCCCCGATCCCATGCAGTTATCCAGCACAACATCACCCTCTGTGGTGTAGGTACGGATCAGATACTCCATGAGAGCCACGGGCTTTTGCGTTGGGTGTATGGTGTTAGTGTCGTGCGCAAACCCGAAGACGGATCGGGGGTAGCGGCTGCCATCGGCGGAACCGGACATCCCAGCGTTACCGAACTTTCGATAGTTATCCGACAGCCTGCCCGGTAGACACTGGCGTTCGCTTGAAGAGTGACCGAAACTCTTTTGTGGGTAGTATCTCGGCTTGCTCTTGCAAAAGAGTAGAACCGTCTCGTGCGATCTCAGTGGCCTATCATTCGCTTGCAAAAAGTTTGTTGCCTTGCTCTTCTCCCAGACCAGATCATATCGAAAAAGGTCTCTCGCAGCCATCACAAGATCGCTGGCAAACGGCTGGGTTGCTGTAAGCACTATCGCCCCGTTGGGCTTTATGGTGCGTCGGTATTCCTCCCATAGCGCGTCCATCGGGATCAAGACATCCCAGCTGTTTGCCGTGACCCCATAAGGTAAATCGGCAAGAATCATATCTACCGATCCGTTGGGTAGGCTTGGCATAATCTCCAAGCAATCCCCATGGTATAACTCCATGTATAGGTGTGCTTTATGTTAAAGGCGTATCCCATTCCCCACCTTGTGCGATAGGGAAAGGCTCAGAAACCTCACCGCTCTCTATCCCCCTAAGTAGCGTCTCGGTTAGCTTGTCCCAATCACCAACGATTATCGCCCATTCGCTGGACACCTCGGCCATCTTGTCTATGCTGGCGCGTAGCTCGGGAATCGCTTCTACCAGCAAATAGCAACGGCGGAAATCGGCCCAGTCTAACGGGTGCGAATACTCTGATTCAGGGAGGATATTCTTCCCCGTTAGCACTGACAGCATCGTCTTTGAGCTTACCCCTGTATAGCCCCATTCTAACCATATCTCGATCTTCTGATCCAGTGACATACTCGGTTGCGGTGTTGGGCGTATCCATGTCTTTGGACAGTACCGATGCTCCCACTCAAAGGAGCGGAGAAGGGCGGCCAGTCCGCCACATCTTGGCGAGATAGGCAGCCAACAGCTTCCATCTCGTCTATCAGCATCCGGTCGTCCGCGTCCAGCATATACGGCAGATAGTCTTCAATCCTTGGCTCTGGTGTCATGGCGTTTCTCCTGTGGTCATGTCGAAGGCGATTACGTTTTTGGTCATCAGTTTCACCAGCATCTCGCTATGAACCTCTTCAAACCAGACTGGCACCTCTATCGCTGTTTTTTTGGTCGCGAAGATTTCCTCACCCGCATACTCGTAGAGGCATAGATAACGCCCTTTCGCACGGACGACCGAGCCGATGACGTTATCCGGTGAGCCGCAGCTAACGCTGCTGTCATCCGTCTGCATGATGAGCAGCGGGTTGAGAGTGAGGGATACAGTGGCTTGCTCCATAGGCTCCCCGCACAACGCCAACCACGTTACATCCCATCGCTCGCGGAACCAGCCCTCAACCCACTCTCGTGCCTCATCGTAGCCGTCAAACTCCGCTTCCTCGTCGTCGTACTGGTCAGCGTGGTCGTAATACCGAACCAACGCGCTCCAGTTGCCGCCCTCACACATCTCCATCTCCGCGTGGCCCACGATCCTCTCACCAACGAGGACACGCAGCTTGTACGGCGGGCCGGTCGCTGGTATCTCGATAAACCGAACGTTAGGTTTCTGAAAAAAAGCACTCATAACTATTTCCCTGCGATTAGTTTTGCGGCATCCCGTGCGTGTTGGCTGCACGGCTTGGTGATACCTGTGGCGGCTCGCATCATGCTGCGATCCCCTGTTTGGTCATAATAGGGCTGGCTCTATGTACTGATTGACCAATGGCTCGATCTCTGATGCAGGGATCATCTCCCGGATTATAGCGGCGTGTTGAGCCGCTGTCGCTGTCCATGCCGATGCCCATGCCGCTGTCCATGCCGCTGTCCATGCCCGTGTCCCTGCCGCTGTCCATGCCGCTGCCGATGCCGATGCCCATGCCGCTCCCAACGCCGCTGCCCATGGCGCTGTCCATACCTCTGTCCATACCGCCCCCGTTGCCGCTTTCGCTGCCTGTGCCGCCCACGCTATCGCTTCCGCTCCCTCTCCCACTGTCCGCCCCGCTTTCGCTGCCACTTCTCGTGCTGCTGTCCATACCTCCGTCAGTCTATCCCCCGATGCCTCCCCGTTGACGTACCGCTCTGCTACTATCACCGCTTCCCTGCTACGCTCATCCTCCAGCAAGTCCCACACTGTCCGACCATCACTGAGTGTAGTCTCGCGTACAAATCGAACCGCTAATAGGCGTAGCGCGCGTTGGTCGTCATATCCTATCTCATATAGTGCGCGTATCATATACTCCCCGTTCTCTCCCCCCGCCCACCAATCGGCGAACGTCTCGTACTGACGTGCTTCTTTGATACCTGCGTCGCAAGCTGTCCCTGTAAACTTGTCACTCCAGTGTGTCATGCTCTTGCTCATGATTGATCCTGTTGTTAGTTCCCCTGATTTCGAGGGGGTTGGCGTTAACCCCAAAGGTTAACGACTCTCGTTACCCACCCCTTCTTTTGTCCCGTTGCTTCTTCCTCTCAGCAACTGCTCGATCTATCTCCTTGCTCCACACGCCCTCATCGCTTAGGTAGCCATCGAGGGCGAACTCAATCCCATCTATCGCGATCTTCCCGACGCGTGAACCTCGCTCAAACTCCACGCACTTGCTATCCTTTGCATACGTGCGCTTCCCTCCTAACTCGACCCTGATGGAGGATTCGTTTTTATCGGCGATGATGGTGACCACAAGGTCATCGTCGGTGTTGTCGCCGTGGAATATCTCCTGCATCGCCACCTTGAGAAAAGCCACGCAATCGGTGGCATCGGATACGGCCTGCTTCTCGTTCATCTCTGGCTTGTTTGTGATGTATCTCTCCCAATATCCCCGAACCTCTTCGGCGGGGATCAACTCCCTGCAAGAGTGCGTCTATCGTCCAGTTAAAAGCGTTCATCTCCCACCCCTCCCTGCGATGAGCTTGGCGGCGTCGCGTGCGTGTTGGCTGCACGGCTTGGTGATACCTGTGGCGGCTCGCATCATAGCGGGTGTCCACTTGGCCGTTGTCGGGCGCACCATCATGGGGCTGATCCCCAGCGTCTTGCAGTGCTGCTCCAGTAGGTCGGTGTCGCGCTTGACACTCCCAACGTTCTGGGCGATTCGCTGCATCGCTTGACGTGATACACCCCGATCAAAAACGGGGCGATTCATCCGTGCATCCTCAACCCATATCTTGACCCGTGCCGCCCCATGTCCTTGTACGATCTTGGTGAGTAACGCCATCGTATCCAGCAAGCCCTTTGTCGCTACTTGCATCGCGCTGCGCCCCACCTTCCATGCTATCCCGCATCTCGTCCCGGGGTCTATCCCTATCAGTACGCGCTCCGGTTCGGGGCGGTCGCCCTTCTTCCCGTTCCGTTCTCTTCTATCTCGCAGTGGTTCAAGTGCTATAAGCATATTTGGGTTCTTCATCTACTTTTTGAACTGTTAAGTAATCCTTAATGGTTGTGTGTTAGTGTAGGTTAAAAAGCGCACCTTGTGCGCCGATCTCAATATCTGGATACATCGTATCGGTAGGGCATGCCGATACGCTCGCAATCATTGGCTCTGGTGCTGTCGGCGGAACCTCTTCTCGGAATCGCTTGGCCAACGGGCTTTCCCGTAGATGAGCCATCGCCGTGGTAAACCGCAAGCCCCAGCCGTTCAGGCCGAACAGCATCATGTTGATCTGTGCCATCCGTGTGCAATCCAGCGAGATGTCTTGGCCGTAAAAAAGCACAAGCCCCATTGCCACCATCCATGTCGGGAACTCTGATGCTGCGGCCAGTAGCATCCCACCACTACCGACACAAGGGTCATGGACGCACACAGGATCGTAGTGATCCATCACCTTCGGTAGCATATGCTTTGCCACATACTCACCGATCTCCGGTGTGATCCAGCCCGTCCGCTCTCCCATCATCATCGCGTGCATCGGATCGTGCTGCAACGCTCGCTCCATCCGTTGATATACCAACGCAGGGGCATCCGCCATTATCGTCTTTGCGATCGTCACGCACATCTCCCACGGGGTAAAAAACTGGCCAGCACTGATACTTGGGTTGCCTACCTCCATGTAGAGCGGGCCAAGTAGATCGTAGATTTCGGGCGGCTCACTCCCAATCGGGGCCGCAGTCTCAAGTAGTAGGGAGTAGGCATCGCAAAGGTGCTGGAAATCATCTGCGTACTTGCCCTGTATCCACTGCCAATCTTCAGCGATCTCTGGCGGGTCTTGCGCGATCTCCCCTGTGTCATGGAGCGATTGAGCGTGGACTGGCATCATCCGTAGCGATGCTTCCGTAATGAAGAGCCAATCGCTCCAAACGTCACTCAGACGAAGCCCCCTGCCGTCTGCCGCTTCCTGCAACGCTTTGGCAATAGCCATCATCTGGGCTCTGCGTCGTTTGGTCATAGCTCTCTATCCCTCCCAGTAAGGTCGCCATCCCACTGCCAGAATCCCTTGCGTGGTGATGGTGGTGATGGTTGGTGTCATGCTTTCAACTCCCCCATTACACCACGACGTACACGGTCGTCCACACGCTCGCGTTGGGCCTCTAGGGCCATCTCAAGCCCTGCACGCAACTTGTGATACGTTGGGTGTGGGAACGCTCGCTCCAGCTTCCTGTGGCGGTCAAGTAATACGAGTAGCAACTGCTCGGAAAGCCATCCTTCTTCCGGCTCCCCATCCGCATTCTTGTAGGCAAACACGAGCTCGCTGTAGGTATCTGTGTAAACGGGCTTGCCCTGCTGGAATGCCAAGTAGTTGCGTAAGGTGTAGCAGTGCGCTCCGTCGTAGCGATCCTCAGTATCCACCCATACCGATGCCTCGTCCGATGGATAGACCGCGCCAACAACTTCAATTTTCATCTGTTCCTCCTTAGCATGCCAACGCTCCTGTTGGCATCGTTTTCGATACTCCGATAGCCTCTGCTCTAAGCTGCCCCAAGCATCTGCCTCGGTGAGATGAATACTCCTGCCGAGGCACCTCACCTCCTCTGGCTCCACCAGTAAATCCTTGCAGAACCGCAGCGTGTAGATGCCGTTGCGATGATCCACGGCCAGCACCTCAGCCTTGCACGGCATGTTATAATCCAGGTTCGATTGATACCATACCACCTGCCCGACCTCGACATCTCTCACATCCCTATACATGCCGTCGTCTCCACTCTCTTGCTGTTGTTTCGCTTCCTGCGTCATAGCTTTGTCTCCTGTGTCTGTTGTCCCACATTGATGAATTTTGGCTGCTCAACCTGTCGGAGTTTCCGAAGCGTCGCTCTCATCCAACACCGTGTGGAGCCGGTTGATCTCCGGTGTCCACAGCTCTGGGTCAACTGCTGTCGCGCCAGCACGTGCCGCTTCCCGATCCTCCTCCAGTGCTTGCAGCACTGCTGCCAACGCCATCTCCAGTGTAGTAACGCGATCCTCCTGCGCCAATAGCTCCATAATCAAGACATCTTCGCGGTCGCAAGCCTCTATGGCATACTCATCGAACGCCCGCTGTATCTGCTCGTTGGCTTCGGCCAGTTGCTCCATCTTACGGCCAAGCTGGAGCAAGTCCCTGCGGTAGCGGTTTGCTTCGCCCTTAGCGGCCTCCAGCTGCGCTTGTAGCCGCATCCTGTCCAGTAGCTCACCCCCCGCCGCTGCGTTGACTGTAGGCACTCCCTGCGCCGTATCAGAGCCATCGTCCTGCGTCCGTGGGTTGCCCGCTGGCAGCTGCGGTGCTGCTGGCCGCCACTCCCATTCTGGCAGCCTATCCCCCACCTCGTGCCGCCACCCCCATACGGGCTTGTCGTAGCCCTCCACACGATACACTCCGATCGCCTCGCTGTTGAGCCTGTTCGCCTGCAGTTGCTCCATGTACCAGCTGTAGGGATAGACCCGCACCTTGCCCTCGGCCTCTCTCTCACCGCCGAAAAAGTCGGCGGGTGTCCATGTCGCGAACCGCACACTCACCAAGAACCGATCAAGTCCCGCTGCGAACTGCTCGTCCGTCCACCCGCGCTTGCGTAGCATCTCCCACAGCAGACGCACCTTCAGCACGTCCGCCGTAGGAGGGTCTCCCTTGCGCCCGATGTAGTCTATCCCGAAGATGCTGCCGATCTGTGCGATGCCTGCTGCGAACACCGCCTGCGATAGCGGCTCACCCTCACCACCCGCCAGCACCAACCCCAACTCAACGCCCTCGTGGGACATCTGGGAGAGATGCTGCGAAGTCGGCGTAGTCTTCTTCTCGGAGTGGCTTAGTGCTGTACTCTCGACGGCGTTGGTAGTCCGTCGTAGGTCGCGCTGTGCCTGCTGTAGATGCTGATTGATCTGATCCATGTCCTGACCCCGTTTTTTGCCTGTAGGTGTACGCCGATTTGATCCCCGACCGCCAGTTCCGAATCGCTATCCCGTTCCGATTGATCCATCCGGTAGCTGTGTAGCTCTCGGCGATCTCCCATGCGATGTCCGGCGGCACGCCACCCATCCCGCTTGCCCATGCCCTGACATCGTCCTCGGTCGGCGGTTGTTGGTGAGGGTCGTTGGGGTTGATCTGTCCCTTTGACCTCATATCATCCGCACGTGCGCCCGCATCACACGCAGAGAGAGTATTTCTTTCTTTTGAAGGGGGTGTGGGGGAAACTTTTCTTTCTTGCTCTGTCCGCCAAGTGTCCGCCAAGTGTCCGCTGTTTCCCCGTTTTTCCGCTGAAATCCCCGTTTCTTGTCCGCCAAGTGTCCGCCAAGTGTCCGCAACACCAACCAACTGTCCGCCGTTTCCTTGTTTTTCGGCTGGAATCGCCGTTTTTTGTCCGCGCTGTCCGCCAAGTGTCCGCGCTTTTGGCGTTTTTGGCGAGGAATCCCCGTTTTTTGTCCGCCAAGTGTCCGCGATGTGGGCCGCTGCCCGCGTCTTCCCCCATCCCCAACGTCGTGCTGCATCCCGTGCCGATAGTGGCTCCCCTCGGTGCAGATGGTATAGCACATCAGCCGTCGCCACGCTCTCGTGAACCGGCCCATCCGTCCCCCCCGTCAGCCGCTCCAGCATATCCCGCACAACGACCCAGGGCAACAACATTGGCTCGCCGTGATCGAGTCTATCGCTGTCATAGTGAGGTCTGGACATAGGGTATAGGAGGATCGCAAGCGGAACACTGGAGGAGTGTATCTCCATCGAGACATCGCCCGGAATCGAACCGAGCCAGACCGCAATCTTTCTGAACGAGCGGCCTGAGTGCCTGTCACTGATGCCAGGCCCCGCCTACGGGCGGGGATGCCGGGACGGTCTGTGTGGCTACTTGTCCGGCGCAAGCCACTCGGGGAAGGAAAATCCCGGCCACACAGACTATCGCTGCACGAAAAGATGGTCGAATGCCATCCGGTTGATACTCACACTCGCCTCGTGGCTGTTGTACCGTACCACCGCCGTTCCCCCCTTCACCTTGTCGTACAGATAGCCAACGCTATAGGCTGCTACGCCGATGGTAAGGCCGATTGCCAGCCAGATCAATGGCCAGCGTAGTGCGTCAATCACGCGGTCGCGCCGTAGCCCCGCAACGCTGTAGTTGCCGCTGGTTGAGCCGCTGTGATAGTCTCGAGGGTCAAACTCTTCGTGAGAATCGTGGTATATCATAAGGCTTACTCCCTGTCCCGTCGGATTTTATCCGTAGATTGCGTGTGAGGTTCCGCCGATTCCGGCGGAATCCTTGTCCCAGCCATAGCGCAGTTCGAGTGCGCTATGGCCTTTTTTTATCTGCTCTCGTTGCGACATCATGGGATTCCCCGCAGCAGCTTGCTCTTAAAGGCTTGCGGGCTATCCTGCACCAGCCCGTATGACGCAGACCCTTGCCGCCGCTCCAACCGCTCCCTCCAGTCCATCAGTACCGACAGCCGGATGCGGGTGTCCGATCCTGCTGGGTACGTCCGTATGCCATGCTCGCGTATCATGCGACGCAAGACCTTCGGCGAACAGCCCCATATAGCCGCTGCCTGCGGGATGCTAAGACCTCGGTCACTCTTCATCGTCATAGTCAGAGGAGATGTCTGGTGAGTAGATAGACGATGCTCAACATCGCCATGATGAACAGCCCGTTGCCGATACCTCGCAGAAAGTGATCCTCGGGATACTCTACGTCATCGTCGTGTCTCAGCATGGGGCGACCTCCCTCAGCCCTACTCTACGCAGGGCTGTCCCACCACCCTCCTCATACTCATCATACAGCGACTCGATCACCGCCAACGCCTCTTCAACCGCCTGCTGGTACGCAGCTGTGCGATCTGTAAAGACCCGCTCCATAGGGATAGTGAAGACGTGATCGCCATCAAACTCCGACCCCTTGTCACTGATCCGATACTGTTCTGGTGATAGGTAGCACCGCTCCAAGAACGTCCCCCGCCACACTACCCCGCTCTTGCCGATGTACCACACTGGCTGCCCTGCCACTGGGTGCTGCGGCTCCGGTTCGATGCTGCTAACCCAGCCGTTGCGATCATGTCCCTGCTGTACCTCATAGAGGTGTTCTTTTGTCATCATGTCTGTGTGTCCTGCGGTTCAGTGGTTATGAAGTACTCCATCGGTACATCCAGCCATCGGCACACTCGGATGAAATGCGCGAGTCCTGGCTGCGCCTCCCCTCTCTCGTAGGCGGCCAACCGGCTCCACCCCTGCATCCCAAGCTCTGCCGCGACCTCTCGCAGGCTACGCACCCCCCGCTTGCCTCTGATGGCTGCGCCAAATCGGGTCATATCAATAGCCCCCGTGGTCTCTGGCTCCGAAACTTTTGTTTGCATTGCTCGTGTTCACGTGTTACTTTTCGCCTATCGGGAAAGAATCGGCACAAATATACGCCGATCGGAACAAGAAAGTCAAGCACTTTCTGCTGATCGGCGTAAAATCACCAGATCAGTGACACGCTCGGAGAGACTAAAGCATTGGGTCGGGAAAAAGTTTGACAGCGATACCAGCTGCGCAAAGGCATCTGGCATGGGGACATCACAGCTCAACGACTACACGGCGGGGCGAAAGAACCCCGGGCCTGACATTGTAGCTCGTTGGGCGCAGCTTGGCCTCAACGTCAACTGGTGGCTGACTGGCGATGGAGAGATGGAGGTGGCAGAAGCGCAGCGTGCTATCTACATCACCGATGGTGAGATCGTCCTCTCGATCGACGACATACGCGACGCGATAGAGCGCAAGCGGAAGGACGTAGAGAAGCATCCCGACCGAGAGACGCTATACGTCACAGTGAGAAGTGGCGTTCCCCCTGTCACCTCTGGGGACTTTGCCCCCTTAGTGCCGGAGGAGAAGAAGCAGAAGGCATAGATAACCCAACCGCATCCGAACGGCTATGCGGCGCAACCCATACACACTAACCTCCTATGTACCATGACCGCTCTCAACACCGCGGGCGTGCTTGCCCGCCCCCACTTCCAGATACTCGACCTCTCGATGGAGGGGATCGGCACGCTCGGCGAAGGGCTGTGCAGCCCGTGGCAGATAGAACGGTTGCAGCAGGTGATTGAGCTACGGGATATTATCGAGCGGCGATACGGTAAGGTGGTGGCCTTACGTGTCGTCGGGGATTCAATGGAACGGGCTGATCTACTCCGTGGGGACATCGCCTTCTTTGCCAGCGTGCAGCAGATACAGCCCGCCGATGGTATGGTGGTCATGGTCAAGGTTGACTACTACGACCCACTCATCAAGCTCTATCGGGGCGGTGAGTTGGTAAGCCTGTATCGGGATCACGACGTAGTAGAGCGGTTCATGGAGGCCGAAGAGGTGCGCATCACGGGCGTGATGGTGTACAAGCTGCAAGACATGGTAGAGAGATATAACCGAACAGTCCAACCAAAAGGGCAAGGACAATGACCGATATACAGAAGCAGGCAAAGCCAGTCTATACCCGCTGGTGGTTCGTTGCGTTAGCGGTAGTGGTGGCAGTGGTGGTAATCGCTGGTGTTGTTGGTGACACCGACAGCACTAAGGCTGCACGGCGTGTGGCCGATTCTATCGAACGAGCTACCGATAAGATGCTGTCGCGAAGCGAGTTTGGAGATGCTTGGCCGTTGTCGGTGGATAGTGGCGAGGTGGAGTGCGTAGATAGTCGGTGGGCGGTGATACATGCGAGCAACGGCAAGACCTATGCACTCAACGGGGCTGCCAAGTCAGAGGCAAGGGACAACCCCAAACGGGGTTGGCATGACATCGCAGAGGTGTGGGCCGATGATCCCGCAGCGATAGGCCAGAAAAAGGACATCGGTGTGATGCTGTCAAGAGCTACATCTCTATGCCAGTAGGTGCGTAACACGTGATCGGCTAAAAAGAAGAGAGCGGGAGGTTTTCGAGGCTCCCCCGCTCTGTAGCACACTCGACTGATACAAGACATGATCGCATGACAAAGGTAACAAGAAATCGCTGTCAGACCAAGTGGAAGAACCCCGTTGGGGTTGGGACACTATTTGTCCGTGGGGGATGGCTCTGGACACGAGTAGCGGAAGAGGAAAAGACCTGCCGACCACGGATTAAGTGGCCTGCGGCAGTTGATGACCAGAAGAGAGCGATCAAGGCTGGCATGGCGCAGCTAAAGCGGCGGGCGTTGGAGAGGGAGTATCCGCAACTACGCGAAGAGGACAAGACTATCCCAAGCCTTTATACGGCTATCGCTGAGTATGTCCGCCTGCGCTCATCTGGCAGACCTGTGACTACGCGGCAGCAGCTGGTGCGCTCACTATCGCACTACCTCATCGCGCCGGGGTCTGACATCCCGTTATCGGCGGAGACGCTACAGAAGAGGTTGATGGAGAGATGGAAGGAGCCGACCTTAGCCCGCGATACCGTCACCTGCTACGCAGGGGCAGTCCAATCGTTCTGCCGTTGGTGTGTGGAACAGGGCTACATAGCACGCAACCCCATAGCCGCACTTGGCGACGCTGTAGCACGACCAAAAGCGCCTGCATCCAAGTCGCTCACACCGGAGCAGGTTGCAGCTGTCGTCGCTGCCTGCCATGACAGCAAGCGGTGGGAGATGATCTTTCGGCTGCTATACCTTACAGCGATGCGGCCCGGTGAGTTTGTGAGGCTGCACTGGGACGACCTACAGGATGACGGCATCCTTATCACTGGCAAGCGGGTTTTGGGGCGTAAGGTTGTCCGAGGTGAGGGTGATCTCTTACCCTATCGCGAGAGATTCTTCCCCCTCCGAGATGCAGCGGGGCGCGAGGTCATACCGGGCCTTCCGGCACTGCTCACAGAGATGCGGACACACAGGGATCGTTTGGGATCAGGCCTATACGTGAGTCCGTACACGCAGCCCACAGAGAGCGAGACTCGCATCGGTACACTGATGCACCGACACGCCAGCGAACTCTTCCGCAGAGCGATGGGGGACGCATCAAGCGGGGTGAGTATCAAAAGCCTGCGGAAGGCGGGGATCAACTACTGGCGGGATGTCCTCCATCTGCCTGTAGATATTCGAGCTATACTGGCAGGACATACAGAGGCTGTGCAGGTATCCAGCTACCTCACGGAGCAGCGCTACAGCGACCTACAGCAACGGATCGCCGCGATCAGGGGCGCTACAGCGTAGGACTTTTGTTGGACGGATAGGCCCCTATAGCACCAAAAAAACCCGCGAAAAGTTCATTTTTCGCGGGTTTTTTCTGGCGTTGTGGGGTTATCAAAAATCGTGTAAGTTTCTCAACTGCGGATTTTAGACTGAAAACGCTACTTTCATGGCTCTGTCGGGTTTTTGTAGGTTTTCGGAGCCACTCTTATGATGGGGAAAGCAACAGAGCTGCCACATACGGCGAGATACGCTGGTTTTGGCCATTTACGAGTAAAAGCCTGTTTTTCGGCGATAGTCGGATAAACCCCTATCCCGTCACTGACTCACCCGCAGCAGCCGCGTGTCTATCTCCAGCAGCACCTCAGCCGCTGGCTGGTACTTGCGCAGCCACGCCCACACCCGCTCGGTGGTGGCGGGGTCATCCCACGGCTCCCACTGGTACAGCGGGGCAGGCTCCCAGCACTCCAGCCGTGCGTGGACCTCGCCGTTGGCGTTGGCTCCCATCTCGATTCGGTAGCGTCCCAGCCCGCCCGGCAGCGTCTGTATCTGGCCGTCGGTCAGCGCTACTGCGTCCGGCTCTCGCACCCGTGTGGTGTAGGTGGTGTAGTCGCCCCACCGCGCCCCAAGACGGATACGGGGCGCGATGTAGAGTAGGCGGTCATGGGCAAGGATCAGATGCCGCTTGTCGGTCTCCGGTGTCAGGCGGTCACGGATGCCCTGGATATGCTCTTGGTAGTCGGTCATGCTGTCCTCCCGTTGACGATATCCGCGATCTCGTCGGGTGTGATAGCCCGACCGCGATACTCCGGATTGGTCGTGGCATCCCAATCGCCAGCGCGATTGAACGGCCTGCCCTCCCAGTCTGGGACACTCTCCAGGTGTAGCGGCCACCGCTCGTAGATATAGGCCACGATGTCGGCGGCTGCCGACCCCACAGTCTTGATACTCCCCTCCTCGGCGCGGGCGACCATATCCTCGGCAAGGTCTATGATGGCCTGCCTGACGGTCACCTGGTGCTGCGTCTCCCGCTGACGGCTGCACAGCATCGCCATATCGTAGCACTCACTGATGGCTTGGTACACGGTCTCCGCGTCACTCAGCCAGAGTGGTCGCGTGTAGGTCAGTAGTCGGCTGCTGATTCTCTGTGGCATGATAGTCTCCTGTAAAAATGGTTGGTAAAAGTGGGGGCGGGTTGCGCCCCCTGTTGGTTGGATTACATTCGCATTGCGCGGCGCACACTGTCAAAGGCCTCCGCGTCGTCGTTGTCTTCGGCGGTGATGCAGTGTCCGCGCCCGCGTCCGCTCTTGTAGGTGTCTATCATGCGGCTGGCCTCGCTCTTGGTGATCCCCTCCAAGCTCCCTGTGTAGCCCAGTATCCGCAGGTAATCGGCCTGTGCATCAGTGAGCATCGTCAGCGCCTTTTGAGCAGCCTCAGCAGCGGCTACACGAGCAGCCTCAGCAGCGGCCTCCTGTGCCATCCGAACCTTCCCACGGAGAGGGGCGATCTCTTGGCTCAGAGCCTTGAGTCGTGCGTCATCAGCGAGGCCGGCTGGTGTAGTCTCGTAGGCACGGCTTGCACGATGTGAGAAGCTGTCGAAGGTCTTGATGTGAAACGCGGCGCTGTCTGCATCACCACTATCAAGGCTCGACTGGATCTGCGGCAGGACTGACTCCATCACGGATATAGCTGTGGTCCGGGTCTGGCTTTTTGATTCGTTGCGGTTCATCTCGGTAGGTCTCTCGATGCCCTGAAAGCCGGGCGGGCTATCCGATGACCGTCGGATTCGGTGGCGATCAAGCACTCGCTCGATCTGGCACAAATATACGGCGACCGCTCTGTCAATGTCAAGCGAAAAGCGTCGTCTTTTGTATGACAAACGAAAATAGTTTAAGAATCGGCGTTTTTAGAGAGATTTTAGGGCTTTTTTTCTTGTTCGTTCCCGCTGTTTGGTCTCTCGGTTGTACGCTCGACGCTCTTCGGGGGACATGCGGCGGTAGCTGATGGTCGGCTTCCGTGCTCTTGTCTGCACTGCATAAGGGCGCAGTAGCTCGATCAGCGTATCAGGGTCGCGCGACGCTACGGCAGCGGCAAAAACCGCCATCGGTATCTTTTTCATGTCCCGTGTCTGGTTAGTGGTATAAAAGTGCCGGATAGCAGGCAGCCGTCTTCCCCGCGCTCACAGAACGAAGATAGTCAGGGGGCGGGCAACCGCCCCCTGTGTGGTTATCGGTAGTTCCCGCCGTTCTCTTCAAACGCCACGTACTGCTCCGAGTATCGCCCCTCGATAATGGCCAACGTCATCTTCTCCAGCCTGTCCAGCACGGGGCGCGGTATCCACCGCTTGGCCTCGCCCTGCCAAGCGATCTGGACGGTGGGGTAGCTGTATAGCTCACGCCCAAGCCCCCACTGGTGAGCCGCGCGCTTCATGGCATCACTGATCCCCCCCTTGATTGGCTCGATGTCGGTACTGCTTGCACCGTCGATCTTGCCGATCCACTCCCCGTCATCCCCACGGATCAGGATACGGCAGAGGAACCCGCCGTTGATCTGTGTCAGCTCGTTCCGCCACCCGCCGCCACCAAATATCGCATCCAGCCGATTCAGCACGGCCCGGTTATCTATGTACGGCACAATCGTCGTCTTTGTCACGCCGTTACGGTCGGGCTTGCCGTTAGCCGCGATCTTCCAGTCAATCTCGTTCGGTAGCAACGGCTGGCGGAACTGCTCGAGCTTGGCTTCAAGCTCCAATATCTTAGTCTCTTCCATGTGTGTGTTTTGAGTGTTGGTTTTTGGTTGGATACTATGGGGGGCTTGCGCCCCCCGCGTCTCTCGTTTACGGCTTCACATAGGTAAAGTAGCTGTGATGGTATCCCTTGCGGTCTATCGTCCAGACCTTGCGCCCCCGTGCCAGCTTGCCCGCCTTGCAGAGCTCTTCGCAGGTACTCTCGAGGGTCTCAGGGCGGACGTACCAGTAGCCGCCGTGCGTCTGCTTGTCGATCTCCATCCCTTCGGCGGCAGCGGCGATCAGGTGCGGTTTCAGTTGCTTCGTTGTCATCGTGATCCTTACTAAGTGAGTGTTGGTTAGTGTCCCGTTTTAAGGACGTACAAAGATAGCTCTTTTTGTTTGCAACTCCAAACGAAACAGCCACCAAAATGGAGTTTGTACATCCTGCTACATTTGTCAGTATTCTTCCGGTAGCATGAAGGTGACGTAGGAGACCGCGATCTCTTCGCCCTCTTCGTCACACTCATCGCTTCGTATCGCGAAGAACTTGAAGGGGGCTGGTACGTGGATAGTCCGGCCTTCATCTCCGTAAAACGGCACTGTGATCTCAGGGTTCCCCACTGCCATGCTTGGCTCGGTATCGGGCTTGGCGACTACCCGCGAATGCCGATGTATGGCAGACGCGGTGAGCGATCTTTCTTCTGCTTTCTTAAGGAACGGTCGCGTTGTGAGTATCATATCCTTTTAGTGTGTAGTGATGAAGTTGCCAGTGAAGTTCTGCGCGTTTTTTCGGTAATCGCGCCCCACCGCTCACCCCAGTATCTTCTCCACTAAGTCTTCCAGTGTGTCATAGGCTTCTGCTTCTTCTTCCCAGTCGGTAGCGTCCCCTTCGTCGAAGGCTTCCTCCCTCTCTTCCTCGGGAAGCTCTGTGTGTGTCAGTGCTGCAACGTCCATATCTGTCCCTGAAAAACTGGTGTGTATGATGGGGGACTTGCGCCCCCCCTGTTGTATCGCTTCTGCTTTTTCCATTAGGCCCATCTTGGGCGGCTCCCCCATGGGTAGCCATAGACACCCCACCGCTCTTTATCTGCTCCCTCTTCCGCTACCCGCTCTTCCATCCGATCAATCGCTGTGATGGTTGCTCCGAGGTAGTCATCCAACTCGTTGTAGCGGCTCACACATTCATCGTAGCGGCCTTCGACCTCTTCCGCGATCACTGCGACAACGTCCATCTCTTCGCGAATGACCTTGCGCAAGGTCTTTAGGTCTGCGTCATCAAAATAGGCGACGAACTCGGTCGGTTCTACACCCGTTGTGCTGCGTAGGTCGGCGGTAATCTCGGTTACTGTCATGTGGTTTGTTAGGACTAAGTGAGTGTTGGTTATTTCCCCGCTTCAGGGAGTACAAAGATAACTGTTTTTGTTTGCTATTCCAAACGAAACACCCCTCAAAATGAAGGTTTCTGAAGATTTTCCGAAGATTTTACAACGATTCACAATTCAAAAACACTCATCGCTTGGGGATGCTATTGCCGCCGATATAGCAGGCTCACCCCACAAAAAAAGAGAGCGCAAAAACGCGCTCTCCCTTTGTGCTTTTCGTAGGGTCTTCCCCTCGCCCTCTAAGGCTCTTCCTGCGACCCTTGCGGGATGTAATCGGCCAGTAATCGGCGCAACTTTTTGACCCCTTTTTTGGTGTAGAATATGTACCGCCCGACCTTGTTATAGTCCACCCCTTCCTCCATCTGCGCCCTGTAGGAGTAGGTCTTTTTCCTCTTGTCAGTCCGCCCGTTTTTCAGCTGGTCAACCCTGCGATCTGCTGCCAGTCTCCGCTCTGGAGGTATCCCCAGCATATCCAAAACCTCCCCCTTCGTGATTCGTTCCATATCGTCCCTTTCTCTGTGAATGTCGGGACAATATACAGCTTTCGTTTGCTGTTACAAACAAAGACTTTGTAAGGGGGCGTGGCCCGTGCTACCTTCGTGCGACCTTAAAGCTCACCTGCATCGCTGGCCGGGCTTTGAGTGTTGGTTATTTGGCTGCATCCGTAGCCAAGCCGCCCGTCAGTAGGAGTACTGGCGGGCGTTTTCTTTATAGCTTCACGCCATCCACAGCGTCCGGGTTGCCTGCTGCCTTTAGCATGGTGACAGCCGCCGCCAACCGAAGCCGCAGGCTGGCGACTTTATCGCTCATCGCGCTGCGTGCCGAAGCTGGCAGGATGCTGGCCAGCTGCGACGCTGCCAGTGCTTGCGCGGTCGGTGCGTCCAGCCCATGCGATTGTAGTAGCTCGGTCATCTCACGGAGTGCCGCACCCAGTAGCTCACCCACGCGCCGCCGCCGTGCATCTTCTACCCGCTCGGTACGATCTACCGCAGGTAGTCCAGTGGTGGGGTCAACGTCCCCGGTGTAGTCGCGAATCAGTGTGTGTAGTGGTTGGATCATCGTAGGATCACCTCCCCATCCAGTGCGTTGTAGTAGCGATTGGCCGACGCTGCCGACCACTGCGCCGTTAGCGCGATAGTCAGGTCAGAGCTAAAGGTCAGCGATGTGATTTCCCCACCCTTTTTTCCGGCGGCGTAGATGTCTGCACCGATCACCTCGTTAATGGCTGCCGGATGCCATTCCGCTCCCATGCCATAGGCGTAGTCCCAGCCCGTCACCCATAGACTGCTACCATGCCGTACCAGCAGGAGGCGGTATGGGATATGGGTGTAGCCGCTCCCACCGATGGTCGCGCTGCCAAGTGTCAGATAGGATGACCCCGCCTTGAGCTTGACGGTGAGCGTGGGTGAGCCACCGTCCAGATTGCGCCACTCTACCCGCCCTCGCAGCTCGATGTAGTGGCCATCGGCCAGTCTGTTGGCTGGGATGGTCGCCTCGATGACCAGCACCTCGCTTGCCGTGTTGGAGCAGTTGCGTACCGTAGTGGCCAGCACTACAGGCACGCCAAGCGATGCAACAGGCACTGCCGATGCTGGGATCGTATCGGACGACCCCAGCTCGGTGATGATCCCACTGTCGAGCTTGAGCGGCTTGACCTCGGCCATTACGCCCTCACCACGATAGTCCCCGGCTCAAAGGAGAGCTCGGTGGCGGAGAGAGCCACACCGACCTTTTGGACGATCTGGCCGCTTCCGGTTGGAGCCGTGGCAGTGATACCGCCCGCCGTCGTGGAGAGATAGTAGGTGGCCCCGATGGTCAAGCCCGATAGGCCGGAGATAGTCCCCTCGAAGTTGACGGTTCCCGATGCTGCGTTGGCTATCGAAGAAGGAGCGAAGCCGACCGCGCTCTTGCTGGATGAAGCCGCGTCTGCCTTGCGCACTTTTGCGCCCGATGAGTCGTGGATATTGACTAGATCACCTGCCGATATAGACTCGCTGGCGGTCATACTCTTGGAATCAGACCCGACACCGCTTGGCATCATGGTGCTATCAATCTTGCCGCTTGCGTCAAGGGCTACGATCTTGCCTGCGTCGCCCGCGCCTGCGGACGCTGCCTTTGCTTCGACCTCGGTGAGTACACCGCTCACCAGCTGAATAGGCTTGTCTGCCATTTCGTCACCTTACGATTGTTTGATGGATGTCTATGAAGATTGTCGTCGCGCTCATCGGGAACCCAACACGCGCCACAAAGCCGATTGTTGGTGGGGTCTGGGTGAGTAGTCCCGTGGTGCTTAGGAAGATCGGTAGGTCAAGCGTCCACGCCCACCCCCCCTCGGTGATCTCACCGCGTGTGCGGATCGTGACTACCGCACCTGAAGATGCTGCGCCCGTCGTGATCCCCAGCACCTTGTGAGCATGTGCGGGTGTGGAGCAGTCGGCATAGATAGCTTGGCCGCTGCTGTTCAGGACTACGGCTCTATGGCCTCCCAGAGCCTCGCCAGCCGTCTTTTGGATGTCGGTGCTACCATCACCACCACTCGCCCCTTGGCTACCCGCTACGGTCAAGACAACCGTGTCATCGGATGCTATCGCGATAGCGGTCTCGACTGGTGCGCCCTTCAGGACTATGGTCTCTGCCATGATAGCCTCTTTATGGGGTGTCGGTGTAGGATAAACTGCTCACCATCGTAACGCGCCCGTAAGCGAGCTTACGATACTTACTCGTCGTGTCCAGCCACTGCACCTCGTAGTAGCACTCTGATGGATAGCTGGCTGTGTTGCTGGTTGCAGCTGCGGTGAACGTGTACGTCAGGACGTTGTTGCTCCCTCCACCAATGGTGAACGCTCCGTTGACTGTGTTATCCGCAGACCCTTCCGCTGATGCTACAAGGATCCGCACGGTGTAGCCCGTCAGGTTGATCGCGGCGCCTGCGTCATCGGTCACAGTGAGAGATAGCACAGAGTCAACGCCCCGATGGATGCAGAGGTCAACTTCTGCTGGCTTGTTCAGCTCGACGCTTATCATGGTCGCTTCTCCTTTCGTAGCTCTCGGATGTCATCCCGCACTTCCTTGACTATATCGCCGATCTCGTCCATACGGGATTCCAACGATCTTATCCGTGCGTCGAACGTCTCCTTGCTCTGCTCGACAGCGTCCTTCACCATAACCTTCACCTCGTCTCTCTCCGGACGCGCTGCGTTGGCTATGGCTGCGCTGTAGATGATGCCTGCGATGGTAACGAGGATTGGTAGCCAAGCTACCCAAACTCGTGTCAGCTCTATCCTTGTCGTGCCGCCTTGTTCTGTAGTCTTTACCTGTGCCGTCATAGCTATGCCTCCCATTAGTCTTGGTAGTACCCGAAGAGATCAACGGTTGCTGTGTAGCTCCCGACCGCAGCAGATGTGACTTTGATGTACACGTCACTCGTTGCTGCCGGAACGACCGTGCCGAAAGATACGGCATAAACCTCGTTGGCTGTATCGAGTCCAGTCAACGTAACAGCTGATTGGATGCTATCGTAATCCGTGGCGTTCGTCCCGATGCTGATCGTCGGAGCCATCACAAAGCCTGCAACTGTCACCAGTCGCACACGTGCGGAGACTGGGATGAATACCCGCGACGATTCCACCACCGCCAACAGCGTTGCCCCTGTCGCTGTGCAATCTATCGTAGCAGTACCAAACCGCTCAATGCACGTATTTTGTCCAGTCGTTGTCATAGCTTACCAGGTGAACCAGTCAGTCCCGTTCGTCGTCACTTCGACGCGGAACTTGTTGGTGTTGAACGTCTTGTTGCCTGCTACGTTATCAATCTTTTCCGAGCCGCTCCGTGCAAGAACCATGTTGCGTACCGAGGCGTTGTTTCCAACATCAATCAGGATAAAGTGCTGCCCTGCTTTGCTTGTTGGTGACGGGAGTGTGATGGTCACGTTGCCCGATGCCGCAGAACTATCGTAGAAGATGATGTGGTCGGATTCCGTGAGCGTGTACGCCGATGATTTTGTGGCGGTGTTGTACCGTTGCCCCCCCGACGATATGATGACCTTACCGTCCTTCAACTCAAAGAACGTTGTGCCATTGTCTTGCGCTTTGAACGCTGAACCAGTGCCAGCGGCGTTCGCAAGGATGACCACGCCCGTTCCATCGCCCTTGACGCTTATCACGTCCTTGTTGCTCGAAGAGTTGTCTTCAAGGATGTTGACCAGTGGGGAATCTGGGCTGCTGTTGTCCCGCGATAGGTTGATCCCGCTACCCTTGCCGTCCACACGGATAGACACTGCGTCTTGCGAGCAGAACGCGTTGTCTTCGATGACCCGTAGCAGCGGTGCGCTTGCTTGGTAGTTGCGATAGAGATCGGCCACCACTTGGTCGGTTGCGCTTGCGTACAAAGCAATGCCGCTACCAGTCACTGCGATACGCACACCTTCTCCCGTGCCACTATGCGTGACGTTGATGGCGCGGCCACTACCGCTCTTCGTGACCTGCACACCATAGCCACCGCCTGTGTGAGATACCGCTACACTATGACCGCCGCCGCTCATTGAGATGTCAACCCCGTTCCCCGTCCACGTGTTCTCTACGGTGACGGCGGGGGAGCCTGTCGTACTCTTGACGTGCAGCTTCCCGCTCATCGTCGTCACACCGATACCAACATCCCCGCCGGATTCGTACACCCCCGAGACGGTGAGCGTATCGGTGTCCGACCACTTGGATAGATAGCTTGCTGTGCCAGACCCGTTCAGCCCTTCACCCTCGAGGAGAAGCCGCTTCCATGTAAACGTATCTGTACCGACCACGCCCGCCGCGTTGGTGAACGTCCAGATACTCCCACCATACGTCGTACCCTTGTCCACCTTCACGACGCGCCACGTCTGCGGATCGCTGTTGAGACGCGACCATGCACCTGATGAGGGGATGAGATACGGCACGTTCTCCTTTGCATCGGATTGCCCCACAACCAGCACTATATCCCCTGCTACAAGCGATTGGCCATCTATCGCACTGGTGGCAGTGTTCAGTACAACGTTGGATGTAGCAACGGCCTTGACCACAAGCACTTCATCAGCAATCGCTGACGAACCGCTATAGCTCCCGCCGCTCCCCGACTCACTGGCCGACCCCGTACCACCGCTACTCTCCTCGACCCCCGTTACCTCAATCGGTAGGTCTTGCAGGGATGAGTAGTCGGGCTTCTCGACAAACGTCGCTTTGACCGTGCCACGAGCAAAGTTGATAACAAGCTCTTCCGCTCGGAACGTGACCGTGTTGCCGTTGATTCTCGTAGCATACTCGAGGTTGGGGCGCAGGTCACGAAGGGCAGTGACTCCCGTTAAGAGGTCGATCTTGAACTCGCGCTCAAAGACCACTCGATCCCCAAGAAGCTCACGCGCATAGAACTCTGCAGGCCCCACCAACGTGTTCTCTCGGGTGATGTTGGTTGACGACGCACCGCCATCGCGGCACGACCGCAAGGCGTAGCACCCCGCCCACGAACCACCGCCAGGCAACCGAGCGTTCCAGTCGTCAGCGTAGCCGAGGTTTGTAGTCCCCGACCGATAGCGATAGAGATACGCACCGTACACCCACACATCGGGGTTCAGTCCGTTATCCGCTCCGCCATCTTCGAGCTTCTTTTGGTTGAGGACGTTCGTATTCCCCCACTCCCCGTTCACCACGAAAAAGTTCACGAACCAAGGGTTGCCCGCCCTCGGTCCATGTGGTCGTGTTCGGAACGGAAGCTCGATCTTAACGCCATCACCCTTACGGAAACCGGGACACTTGATTGACCCCTTGAGAGCGCGGTTGCTCACCTCCACGTACTGCTTACCGATACGCTTCGCCGACTCTTGACTACTCCCGCCTATGACTGGCCATGCGGGGAACGTCCCGGAGGATTCGCGACGGCTCCGAACCTTCAGGATCATCTGCCCCGTTGTCTGGTGGTAGTCGAACTGCACGTATGCGCCGATCTGCCACGCTATATCTCGCAGCACTTCACCAAGCCCTGCGTCCCGTTGCCAGCGTATCGGGTTGTCCCACTCATCCGAATCGCGACCATCCAGCGGCGTTACGCCGAACGCGACGTTGTAGTTGATGGTGATGTCGGTAGGCGTGAGAACAGCTTCTTCGTACGAATCAGTCGTGTTGTTGTAGGTCTGCTCTGTAAAGTCGAACGCAGGCACAAAGTCCGATGCTGACCACTGCATGTCGCACACCGCAGCAACACGCTTGCAGACGTTCGCGAGAGTGATGCGTTGAAGGCCATAGTGATCGCCACTCCCGTCAATCGTGTAGGGGACGGCATCATAGATGCCTGTTCCAGCAAGCGACGTGTCGTGTCCAATCTCGACAAGAGTTTTTTTAATATCTGCCGAAGTAGTGAGTGCTGGCGATACAAACAGTACAGGGCCGCCCCAGTTTGTGACCAACCCGTTGTAGTACCGAGCGGCCTCGGCAGTCTCACCGTCAGCGTTCAGGTTGCTACCGATGAAGTCTTGCACTGTCTTCTCTCGCAGTGCTTGCGCGGGGTTGATCTTTAGGGTGTAGCGGCCAAGCTGCTGCTCATCACTCGAGCTGGGGACACGTATCTGCGACCACTCTTTTGGGATAGACGTTGGGTCAATGTGGCCAGAAAAAAATATCTCCGTGGCCCCACCCCTCTCAAGCCCGACCCATGCTGTGTAGGACGCACTCTCATCACTAAAAAAGTGCTGGAGCAGCGTCGTCCCGTTTGCCCCGTAGTCATAGACCGTTTCGGTAGGGTTTGAGGTGATAACGCCCAGCACCTTTAGCCGATCCTGCACCACTACGTCAAGGCTATCAATCACTAAGGCCCCCTCTTCATCTTGGAGCCTACGCTTCCAGTCCCCGACACTCACCACACCTCTGCGATCTCGTATCTCCAAGTACCCGCTGCTTGAGTAGGTAGATAGGTCCCAGAAGGGATGGTTGCGGTTGATGCGTACCAGTAAAGCCCCTAACGGGGTCGGTATCTTGGCGAACCGAATCTGTGTGATCGTTAGTGCTGGCATAGCTATAGCCTCTCGCGACGCATACGTTCTCTTTCCTGCTCCATCGACAGGATGTTCCCACGCTGATCCATGATGATCGGACTTGGCCGACGGCGGAACTCTTGGCGCAACTCTCTCACCGCTGCCGAGACATCTGCCATCGTCTCATCGCTCCCACTGCGGCTTGTAGGTACTGGCAGTGATGGCATGATCGCTTGCGTGAGCTGCGGGGCTTTGTCACGCCCTATCTCACCGCTCTCCCCAACGAAGTATCGGCTGAGTAGCGGGCTGTTTGCACCCCTCATCTCTTGGCTGCCACGCTCGATCAGCCCAAGCAGAAACTGCTGCATCCCTGGCTGCCGCACCACACTTGCAGGCATCACTACCTCCCCTCTATGGACTACGCCTGCGACCTCGTTGCTCCGCCCATCACCAGTGTATCCGCCTTGCTCAAAGCCGAACAGCTTCTTCGCCCCTTCAAACATTCCGTACAGTGCTGCAATCTCCCCGGGGATTAGCAACAAGTTCCACCAACCCATCGAGGCTTGCCATGCGATCAAAGACCCAACAGCCGACACCATGTAGCTGCCTGCGGCTGCGAGGTTCTCACCGACAATGATCGCGATCTTGTCAGCGTACTCTTTCCCAATGTCTGCCAAGTACTCCTTGACCGAACCCGCGATAACGTTCAACGCTTGAAAAAGCACGGTGCTTTGGTTCTTGAACGACTTCCGCCATACATCATCAAGAGCCGCAAGTCCTGTTGTAATCGAACTGGTGAGCAACCCAAACGCGGTGCGATACGCAAGGTTGTTCTTGCGAAAATCTTCCATCCGCTTCTCCTCTTCTGCCTCAGTCTTCTTGATCGCATCACGGCGCAACTTCCCTTCTGCCTGCTTCGTCTTCGTTAGGTCTTTCTCCGATGTGGCGATCTCCCTGTTGACCTCCGAAACATCCACACCGTGCTTGGCCACCAACGCCGCAGCCTCACTGGTGAACGCAGCCAACGCAGCCGTCTTCTTCTCGTTGAAATCAGCCTCTGTGATCTGCTCGGTTTCCAGCTGTTCAGTGAGGGCTTCTATCGCGTCGTCACGCTTCTTTTGCAGCACTGCGAACGCATCTGCAAGGTTCGCCTTGCCAAGCTCAATCGAAAGCTTCAGAGCCTTGCGCTGTTCGGTTAACGTGTCCTGATTGTACTTCTTGCCAAGCTCAATAAGGCTGTTGTTGTGAGCCTGCTCGGCACGCACCTTCTCTGCCTTCGCGTGATCCTCGTTGATCTTCCCCTCGAGGAAGCTCTGTTCGATGATCTCAAGCCTCTCAGTGGTCTGCCGTTCGAGTCGCGACTTTTCTTCGTTGTACTGTGCATCGCGCAAGTCAAGCAAGAGCAACTCCCCATCGCGGGTGATCCCGACAACGTCCTGGTTGTACCTCTTGGCAAGCTCGATCTTTTTGTTGTTGAGAGCGATCTTTGCTTCTGCGTCTTTGACTGCGAGTTGCTCTTCTGTCAGCAGGTTGTTGCGACGCTGTAGCGATAGCTCGTGCAACGTCGCGTTGTACTCCCCTTCCTTTGCCAGCACCTCGGCATCGAAGGCATCTTTCGCTTTCTCGCTTGCACTCTGGCCACCGCCGGGCTTCCCACCACCCCTGCCGCGCCCTCCCTGGATAAGATGCTCATCGCTCCCTGCTTCAACATCGCCAGCTGTCCCCACATCTATCTTCGGGGAGGCAGGGTTTTGCCCCCCCATCCCCGTCACCATGGCAGCCGCCCCGCCCGGTGTAGTAGTGCTTGCCGCAGGTGCTTCGTCGTCTCCAACTGCACCTGTCCAGCCAGCCACTTTTTGTATCCATCCCCATGCCTCCTTTGCCTTATCTACTACCCAGCCAATAGCCGCCGACACACCCTCCATCGCAGCACGAATGGGCGCGATAGACTTGAGCCACTCATAGAACCCCGTAGCCAAGTTCTTGATCCAGTTCCACGCGCTGCTCACCCATCCAATCAACGTCCCGATCGCGTCACTGACCGCATCCACTACGCTGCGAGCAACGCCAAGCGATGCCTTGAATATCCCAGTCTGACTGATCCACTTGCCGATGGCATAGACGACCTTGTACACGCCTACCGAGAAGTTCACGATCCACTTCACTCCGTCAACGATCCAACCGATCACGTACTTCAAGCCTGTTGCCAGATACCCGATACCTTGAACGATTAGATCGAGGGCGGGCTTGAGTGCGTCGAAGATGGTGATCGCAAGGTCTTTGACTTGCACCATGAATCGGTTGAAGCCCTCCTTCATCGTCTCCATCTTCACGGCGGCCATCTCCTGCGCTGTCGCCGTCCCTGTGATCTTCTCGGTGAAGTTATCTACCTGCTTCGCTGAGTTCATCAGGACTGTCGCAGCGTTGGCGTTCTCCATGCCAAATATCTTCTGCAACGCTGCTGCGCGATCCACTGGGTTGTGGAGCTTCGTGAACCCCTGCTGCAAGGTCTCCATCGCCTTCGTCATGCCAACCTTCTTCGGGTTGATCTGATCGTAGGTGAGACCCATCGCCTGTAGAGCCTTTGTACCTTCCTTGCTCCCTGCTGACATCTTCAGGATGACGTTACGGAACGCCGTCCCTGCCTCGGCTCCCTTGATCCCAGCAGGTGCGAGCTGCTCCAACCATGATGCCGTCTGCTCTATCGAGATACCAGCGTTGTTCGCGGTTGCTCCAACAACCTTCATGGATGCGGCAAGGTCTTGTATCTCAGCACTCCCTTCCTTCGATGCTGCGGCCTGGACGTTGGCGATGCGGTTCATCACTTGCAGCTGTGTAGCCGCGTCCGCCGTCGCATATCCGTACTGCGACATAGTGACGGTGAGTGCATCGGCAGCCGCTTGGCCATCTATACTACCAGCCTTTGCAAAGGTGAGGACGGTGTCAGTCATCCCCTTCAGCACTTCTCGGTTCTGAGCCACGCCCGGCCCCAGTGCGGAGATGACCAGCTTCATGCTCTCCACACCCTCCTTGCCATCAATCCCGAACTTCAGTCCCAGCTCTCGAGCGTCGTTTCCGGCTTCTTCCAGCTTCTTCCCTGTCAGCCCCGTGATCGCTGACAAGTCTGCCATCGAAGTCTCAAAGTCGGCGAAGATCGCGATGCCCTCTTTCGCCAGTCCAACAGCGATGCCGATGCCAGCCGATGCGACTGCGGCCTTGCCGCTAACGCCGCCGATAACACCACCGAGGTTCCCGCCGACTTGATCCCCAACGATCTGTCGCCCCGTACCAAGCAGCCCCACCTTCCCACCTGCTCCGCCTCTGCTTACCGCGTCCTTGTCGAGGGCTGCCTGCTTCAAGAGCTTGGCCTCATCCAACAACGCCTTGTTCTGCGCCTGTAACCGCTTCTTTACCTCCACGTTCTCGGTCGCAGTGATCGCAGTCTGGATAGCCGCCCGCTTGTCTTGCAGTGCTTTGATGTCTGCAAGGATCGCGTTGGTGGCGGCTTCCTCGGCCTTGGCGAGGTTCTTAGCACTCGCAGCACCCTTCATATAGGCAGCCGCTGAGTACTTCGCCTTAACGTCTGCAAGCCGCTTCTCTTGTGCTGCGATTGCTTCAGCGGCAAGCTGTGCTACCCTCGCTGTATCTTTATAGCTCTTCTGGCTCTCCTGTGACGACTGACGGGCCGATCTGCTTACCG